ATCAAGTGAACCCTGATACGGCAAGCCTGTCATCGCGTCAGCAGCGCCACTCGGCAACTGCTTTGTGATGAAAAGCGTGAACAGATTGGCTAGGCGCTGTCTTTCGAGCAATGCGTCGTCCACGTCGGCGACGTTACGCAGTTTGGCAAGCACCGACGCCATTTCAGACACCCCGCGCAACTGGCCAGGGCGGTTCGGCTCAAAAATGTGCAGCACACCGTCGGCGGGTATCCGCACAACTTCGTTGTACACGATTGTCGACGGTTGCTTGTCGCCTGGGTGCGCCTTCCACATCCAGTACGCCACCCGTTGCCCAATCTTGTTCAGTTCAATGCCGGAGCGGATGATGTTGCCGGTGGGGAGGCCTGGGTAGTTGTCGACGTCCAGTTGCGGCACCATGTCCGCTTCCAACACCTGTACCTGTAGCGGCACCGGTAGCCCGTCAGCCATGCGCCGAGGGCGGAGGCGGATGAAGGCCTCACCGCCGGTAAACCAAGTGCGTAGAACAAGCTGCTGGAGGCCGTAAAGGTCGAGCACCCCGTCGGCGTCCGCAACGCGAACCCAAGCGTTCCACAACTCGGTCAGTTTGGCTTTTAGTGTGAGGTCTTTTGTGGTGGGGCGCGGGATTATCCCTGTGCCGATGATGTTATTCGCCCACACCCTAACACTTGACGTGCCTGCCCAATCGTTGCGCACCACATCACGGGCACGGTCACGAATTTTTTGAGGGTTGTTGATTGCGTTGTTGGGGCCACTGGACGGAGTATTCCACCCGGCCATGCGCCTGCCAGTCCCAGCGGCGTCGTAACGGTTTTCAACTTTTGCGGCGTCGATCTTGCCGTTTTTGTGCTTTTTTGCCATTAGTAGCCCCGCCCTGCGTGAAACAGTTTTGTCTGACGGGACTTAGGCGCGAGCGCCGCTTGGGCGTCCATCTGCCTTTGCAATTCGTTTCGAGCGACGATCAACTCGTTGATGCTGCGGTAGGTCACCTGCTGCGCCCCGAGCGCGACCTGCTTTTCGCCGGAGGCGATAGCAATGTTCAGGGCGTCAATGTCTTGTTGGGTTACGGCCATGTAGATAATCCCTCGATATTTGCCGAGGGTATCCACAGGTTTTGTGAATGGCTATTCAGCGTTGCTTCACGCCAGGTCAAAAACCCAAACTTTCCCGGATGCGCGCGTGCGCTTAATGAACCCCAACTTGCGCATTGCGTCCGCCGCGCGGTTTAGAACCGCCCTGTTAATGTCCTTTACCTGTATGTCAAAGGCAGCTTTTACGACATTGACCAGCTTCAAACCGTCAGCGACGTAGGCTATAGCGGCCTCCCCCATATCAGCGGCGAACAGATAGTCCCGAAGGTGCTCGGTCCATGCGTCCTCTTTCTCAAACTCTTGGTGCACGTCTGGCGCCAGCCGCTCGGCTTCCTGCCACATTACGCCGTTGAGGTTAAACAAAACCAAGGCCTCGGCCCACAACTGTTCCTTGACTTTGGATAGTTGCTCAACATCGCATTTAACCCCGTCGGCTACCTTGAACGGGAGCCAACGGCGATTCCCCGTGCTATCTGGCGGGAGCGGCTCGTCGTCGTTTGTGGTGCCAAAAAATATGCAGCGGCGTAGATATTTAGTGGTGAACTCACAGTATTTTGGCGTCCACTCCTCCCTCTCGCGTGTGATGAACGCCTTTATGTGCTCAATCATCTTGGCGCTAAAGCCCTTCATTTCACCGAGTTCGCCGACGACTTTACCGCGCATGTCGCGTGCCAAATCCGCGTCGCTTTTGCTCAAGTCTAGCTCTACAAACATATCAGGACGGGGGGCTATGGCGCGGATGAGTGTGGTCTTTCTCGCCCCCTGGTCGCCAACCGCAATCGGCACCATATCCGCCTTTATACCGGGTGATACCGCGCGCCCCGCAAGTGCCGTCCAGTAATACACCGATACCGCGCGGGTGTACCCGCTGTCTTCCGCCCCCATGAAGTCCCGTAGGAAATTGGCAACTCGCGGTTTCCCGTCCCATTTGTAGCTGGAAACCGTTGCCTCAAGTGAGTCAAAGCTGCGGTGCTGCGCGACGTGCTTTACAAGTAACCTCACAATATCCACTGACAGCGGTTCAAAAGCGTGCGCAAAAGACGCCGCTCTTTCAAGCCGCATTTTCAACATTATGTAGTCGTCGTCGCGGAACGGTCGCCACGTCAAGTCCGTAAACTTGAGCATGTGAAGCGGTCTATTCAAGACGTTTTCGGTAATCATTACCTCGTCCCGAAAGCGGTCGTAAGCTATTCCGTGGCCACACAGGCTTGCGTCGTCCAGTGCCGCGAATATTGCGTTGGCTACCGCTATGATCTTTTCTGGTTTGGTCGCGCCCGGTTTGTTTGGCCGCTTGTTGTCGATTATTGCTTGGGGCAGGCTTCCAAACTCATACTCCTTCTGTGGCCCGATAACAATATCGTCTTCTCCAAGTGGAGATGGTGTCACCGAGCTTACCTGCGTGTATTCGGTATCAGGAATGTCGATAACCTCAAACCCGTCGGCCAGGTAGCCAATTTTTTTCAAAAACTCTTGGTCGGTGCGGTGGGCGCACGATGTATGAAGACAACGAAAATGGCCGATTGCAAATCCGCCCACGCCACCTAGGAACCAAGACGTTGATGAAATACCAGATTCAGACGAATGACCTTCATGCCACGGGCAGAGTATGTCTACCCTGCCGTCGTCGGTCACGTCATGTACCGTCCAGTTTTCCTCAAGAAACGGCCCTACCGGGTCGTTAGCGTCCTCAAGGCGGCGCTTTTTGGTTGGTGTCATGCCGGCTTTTACGGTGATACTTTCCTCACTGCCAAACTTTTCGTGAAGTGCAGCCCAGAGGGCTTCAAACTCTTCACGGGACAGTTCTGGAATCGAGTCAGGTAACCCGCCGTCCCATTCGTAAGGCACCCCGCTTGTATGCGTACCGCAAGCGACGAACTGCTGTCCCGTGGCAAGTAGCTCCACAAAATTACCTTCTGTTTTCGTCTTGAACCTGCGCTTAGTCAGGTCGCCGGGGAGGACGAACGGCATCAAAAACTTGGTGCTGTTGCGCCGGCGGCGCGCTGGCAGTTTGATACCCAATCGCGCGTCGATGAACGCTTCCACGTCCATCGCCTCTTCCATGTCCGAAATATCTACGTCCAGCGCGCGGACAAGACGTGTCTGGAGGCATATACCGTAGTCTTTTTGCTTTGCCCACTTGGACACGTCCGCCATCGTCGCGCGGTACTCAGTCCATTTCGGAAAACCAGCCATCTGGCCGCGAGCGTTGTAAACGCTTGGGGTCTTCCCTGGTCCTGCAATCTTGCTAAGGGGGCTTTTTACCGCGTTTGGGTTCGATACGACAGGTAAAAGGTCGGTTGTTAGGTCAAGATGAACGTCAAAGTGATCCCATGCGCCGACAGGGGCGCCGTAAATGGGTTTTTCCATTTTTTTTGTAACCTCCAATTGATAGCACAGTCATTTTATCTTTTGCTAAAGTAAAAGCAAGGGGTTGACTGTTATTTATCTTTCGCTACAATGGCGGGGCTTCATGTCTCTTCTCCAAGCGATAGCAACCGCTGTTTCTAGCGCCCAAAAGGCGTAGTCGGATAGAAACTGGCCCGCGAAAGCGGGCCAACAGCAGAGGGTTTTTGTCAGGCGCCGTATTTGCACCCGGTACAGGGAGTCAGTCAAAGTTAGCGCGTAAAACCCTCTGCTGTTGGCCCTTACCTCCCCCAACAGCTTCCAGCGTGTTGTCTCCCGCCGGATTCATTTATGCCCCGCCTTGTGCGGGGCTTTTTTTATCTCAAATACGACGACCGTGACGACCGGCGGCGCAGTTGCCCGGTGTTTTCGCCAGCAGAGTCGCCACTTTGAAGGCGTTTTCTTTCTTCTCGCGTGATTATCAGCGAGTTACCGCCGAGGGGGTTCGCCCACGCGGGTACGTTTTCCCAAAAGTCCGGTCTGTCCGCCCCCAGGCGCACGCACAGCGCACGGATGTACACCATCAAGTCAAACGCCTCGTTTCGCTTCTTAATTTTCATCCACCGCCCACGCTCGTCGCGGATTTCGGCGTGCAATTCATCAAACCACGCCTTTGGCAGCCAGCTTGGTATGTGCATGTAGGTGGGGCCGGGTATTGGGCGTTTCAGCGACGCCGAAACCGCGTCTTTGAACAGATTTGTGTTCAGCAGGTAAAGCGGAATATCACCCTTGTCAGTGCCCTGTCGGCGTGAGCCTACCCACGACTCTTTGACGAGCGGTGCCATCGGTGTGGACGCCCCCTTCACCAGCATTACCTGCCCGTGTAGGCCATCCGCGCGCAAGCGCCTGTACCACTCATAGGCTTTGTCCGTAACGCCGTCCTCGCCGCCGGTGTCGACCGCAGCGGCCTTGACCTTGATCTCGACGTTTTCTATCGACGTTCTGTAGGTCGCCTTGAGGACGAGTTCCGTAATCATGTCCCAATCTTCCGGGTACGCCGCCGGGTCTATCGGTGCTGGCCCGCCATCTACCCCGATTCTT